TGCTAAGGCTGGTTGGATTAGTCCTGTATATTCACAAGCAAAGAATGTATTTGATACCATTACACAATCAGCCAAAGAGATAATAGAGGCATCGAATAGGATGGAAACTACCATTACATTTATTAATGGTTCCAGTATTAAGTTTCTATCAGGTGATAGTCCGGACAGTATACGAGGATTTAGATTTAAATACTTAGTAATAGATGAGGTTGCCTTTATAAAAGAGAGAACAATTGACCAAGTAATCCTACCAACATTAAACCCGTCAGGTAAGAAATGTTTGATGATATCTACTCCCAAGGGAAAGAATCACTTCTATAATTGGTTCTTAAAAGAGGAGACTGTCTCTATGAAGTTCCCATTAACGTCATGTCCATATGTTAAACCGGAATTAATACAAGCGGCTAAGACGAGTTTACCTCCTGACTTATTTAAACAGGAATTTGAGGCAGAGTTTGTAGATTCAAGCAATGACGTATTTGTCGGCATAGATAAAGTATCAACAGTAGGAGTATTTAGCGGTGAGAGAAATGAAGAAGCTTTTATTGGTATAGATACAGGTCTATCAGATGATATGTCTGTCCTTACAGTAATAAGTCCTATAGGAAGAGTCTTATGGATAGAAGCTTTAAATAATGAGAATATATCTACAATAGCAAATAGGTTTATAACCGTAATGAATAACTTTAAGATCGTAGGAGGATATATTGAGACGAATGGTATTGGTAGAGGGATGTATGACTTAGTAGGTCCTAAGTTTAGGAGAGTAAAAGAGTTTAATACCACACAGGATAATAAAACCGAGATGGTAAGGAAGCTAATAAGCGATATAGAGACAATGACTATAGAGTTACCTACTATGGATTTATGTCCAGAGCTACATTCAGAGTTTGGGACATACACTTATAAGATGAGTCAGAATGGTAAGTTATCTTTTGGCCATAGTAATGGAGCTCATGATGATTACATAGACAGCCTTATGATGGCTAATTACAGTAGAGTCAAATTCATGGATAGAAAGCCAATAACAATAAGATCAATTAAACCAAGTTGGTCATAGTCACTTTAAAGATCACATAGACTATTTATAAAAGATGAAGAAGAATTATCAAATAGAAGTACCCGATTATTTAACTATAGGACAGTATGCCCATATGAATGCATATACTGGTGATAGTAATTTTGGTAGATTGGTACATGTTGTAGCAGCATTAACTGGACTGAGTAAAGAAGAGATTAGAGAATGGGATGTAGAATCCTTAACAAAAGTATCTAATCTATTTTCCGGACTAGCAGATCACCATAATGAGTTTCATGCCCTATTAGAATGGAATGGAGAGTTATATGGATATGCAAATGTTAAACAAGCTACATTAGGAGAGTATATTGACATTGAATCATTATCAGAAGACTTAGAGAATAACCTTCATAAGATTGCTGCTATATTATACAGACCAGTTAAGAAGCATAGATTTAAAACTTTATCATATGCATATAAGCAGAAAGTAAAGATGTTAAACAATGACGTAGAGAATGTTTTTGATTGGTATAAAGTAGAAAAGTACGATAGTAATCTTCGTAAGGAGAGAGAAGAGAATATGAAGGGATTTCCTGCACACATCTTATTAGGAGCTGTTAGTTTTTTTTTAAGCAACGCAGTCCTATACTTGAATCATATTCAATATTCAAAGGGGGAGATAACGAAGATACAGATGAAGGAGAGAGAGGAGGAGATTCTAACAAATCTTTCTCAGAACATTGGGGCTGGTGGGGGACTATTTACAACCTCTCTAAATCCAATATATTATCAATATCAGGAGACACCGCAATCACAGATGTTAACTTCCTAATGGTATGTAATTACCTAGAGATAGAAAAAGATTTTAATAACGAAGTAGCCAAAGCAGAGAAGAGGGCTGCACAAAGAAGATAAGATATGGCAAAGAAGAATAAGATGGACATACAAGAGACAATATCAATGGAGCAAGTTGATAACCTAACCCTATATACAGATATTGTCACTACCCCTGAACCTCAAATAGATCCTATAAGATATCAGGTATTACATTTCAGAGGAAAAGGATTTGATAATAACCGTATAGCAGCATTACTAGGTATACAAAAAAGTATTGTAGATGGGATTAAGTAAGAACATAACATATGAGCAGATAGTAGGTCAGTTTCAACTAGCTTGTGATCAGCATTTGGCTATTGCTTCTTTTGATTCAGGTACTATAGATTATTTAGATGCATCTGCAGTAAACAGATTATATCCTTTTATCTATCTTAGACCAATGAGTACTTTGCAGTCTAATAGAGTAAGGAATTTATCTTTTGAGCTATATTCTTTAGACCAACCTAAAGTGGCATCATCTTCTAATACGCAAGTAATCTCCAATACTGAGTTATATATCTATGACCTAATGGCTTGGTTTAATTTTGGACCAGCAGTAAGACAGCAGACCTATCAAGTAGATATGGTTAATGCAATACCAGTCAATGAAGCATTTCAAGATAGACTATATGGATGGATGGCAACAGTAAATGTAGTTACTCCTTGGGTAGAAGACTATTGTAATTATCCAGACCTATAATGAAAATAAAAGAGGCATTACTTAGATTAGGTAACCTGATAAAGCAGGTGATGTTAGTAAACTTAAATGCGAATACTAGCGGAACAGGTGCATTAGGAAACTCTATTAAATACGAGGTTGAAGAACCAGGTAAGGGAGTATACAATCTTACCCGTAGAATGAACAAGTATGGGAACTATGTAGATGCCGGAGTAAAAGGATGGGATAATAAAAATGGTATACCTAATCCTAAATCATTATACAATATAGGTCAATTCAGACATAAGACAATAGCACAGGAGTCAGGTCTACCTTATCCAGTAAGATATGTAATAGCCAGAGATGGTCTTGAAGCTAAACCATTTATTGTACCTTCTATAAATGCAGTAGTACAGAATCAAGGTAAAGAGCTATTGATGAAAGCTAGTATAGATGAAATAACTATTCTTGTGAATACAGATAGTGAGAAGATAATTAAAATAAGAGCATAGATGGCAGTATTACCTTTACAGTCTCCAACATCACCGAACGTTACAGGAGGACATTTAGTATACACCCTATACAGTCCATCTAGTAGTAACGCTCAGTTTAGGTATGTAACAGACATATACGATAACGATACAAGTGAATTCATAACAAGAATTAAGACTTATCCTAACCTTAATGGAACTAGTAATATAGATATTGGTAGAGAGCTAAATGATCAGATGTCTTATGATTATAACTGGAAAACAACAGGTAGTGTTGATCCGGTAAATACATTAAGAACATTTGGTGTTAAGTTAGGAGAGGAATATGCTAGTAGTATGACCGGTGATGTAGTTACTTACCCAGGAGCAGCTTCTAACCTAATAACAGTATTTCCAGGAGACATATATGAGAATCAAGGAAGCTTTAATTTTAATCCTGCTAGATTTACTACAACAGGAAGTAACATACTAAGTAATTGTCCATCATCATTCTCTACAGATAGTCAAATAGGTTTCAATGAAGCTTATTTAATGAACTCTACAGACTACTTTACAGTAACAACGTATGAGGATGTAACAGGTTTAACTCCTGGTGAGATTAGAGTAGGGTTAGTAACACTAAGTAATGATGGAGCTTCAGCAGCAGCTTATTACTTTAATATAACAGCCTCCAATCCTGAAGGTTCATTTTCTACATGGGGATTTGGTCCTCAAAATATGGCTGATTATAATGCCTCTGCAGCTAATTTAATTTCTACCGGACAATGTCAAGTAATATTTACTGCCAATACTTCTAATAATATTGTAATATATTTAAATGATAAGTGGGACGGAAGACCATACAAAGGCACCGGTACATTAGCTAATGCTAAAGGACCTTTAAAAAGTTGTAATGCAGAATATGTTAGATTTGCTTTTATTAACCAGTTTGGTTTTTGGGATTATTACAACGTATATAACCAAGTAAAAAAGAATACAAGAGTTGATCGTAATGACTATACAAGACCTTTTATCAGATACGAGGATACAGTAGCTAGTTACAACTCTTCTGATAGGGGTAAAAAGCATTATTACACAGAATATGAGGATACCTATTCAGTAGAGACAAATTATATAGATGAAGGTGTAGCAGATTGGTTACAAGAGTTATTTGACTCACCAGAAGTATTTGTTCAAGAAGGATCAGAGTTTATACCTATACATATTGTAAATACAGACATAACTCTTAATATGACCAATAATAGGAATAAGTTATTCCAATACGAGATACAATATAGATACGCTAACGAAAGACAACCTAGATAATGGCATATAGCATAACAGAACAACCAACATCACCAAATGGTGCTTATACAAGATTACCTTATACGGTATCAAGTACAAATGTTGATATCTATACTACAAACTTTCAATACATTGTGGATGTTTATGAGTCTGGTTCTACACAAAGAATTACAAGACTAAAACAAACACCCAACCCACAAAAAGTAGCTACGTTTGATCCATCTAGAATATTTCAAGGAGAGTTAGATGAGGATAGAAACTGGAAAGTAAATGGAGCAGTTGAACCAGAAAATACAGTAAAGACTTTTACCTTGAAGTTTGGAGAAGAATATAGTTTATCTCCTAATACCCCAATAGAGGTATTTCCTAATATAACTACAACAGACATACAAGTCTTTCCGGCAATAGTGGAGCCTAATAACGGTATAAGTTACAACTTTCAGACCGGTAGTTGGGTAGATAACAGTAATGCATACTTAACTAATTGCCCAGCAGCTCAAACTCCTAATGTATTTCCAAATACCGAATATGCTTATTTAGTAAACTCAAAAGACTACTTAACATTAACTGTATTTAAAGATATAGCTTCTACAGGTGGGTACATTACACTGAGTGGTATGAAGGTTGAAAATGGAATAGGTACACTTGTTCTTTTTGATGCTATAACTTTATCTTCCCCAAATGATGAGTTTAACACCTTAGGAGTAGGTCCTCAGAATATGGCGGAGTATTTACCAAGTTGGAAGACTGCTATAGATAATGGAGATATAAACTTAATATATACAACCAATGACCCAGGTGGAGTTGTTATATACATAAATGATTTATGGGATGGTATTCCTCGTAGTAGCGGTAATGGAGCATTAACCGGACTTAATCAACCTATCAAGCAATGTACAGACGAATATACTAGATTTGCTTTTATTAACTCATATGGCTTTTGGGATTACTATAACTCATATACACCAGTAAGGAGAACCAGTAACATAGCAAAACAGAGCGTAACAGAACCACAATTAAACTATTCTAGTATAAGTAGTCCATACAACATAGAGGATAGGGGAGAGAAAGATTATAACGTAGACATAGTAGATAGGTTTGAAATTACTACAGACTTTTTAGACCAAGCAAATTCTGTTTGGTTAGAAGAGCTAATGGAATCTCCTTCAGTATATATTCAGAAAGGAAGTGATTTTGTACCTATAGTAATTACAAATTCAAACTACACAGCCAATACAAACGGAAATAGACAGAAACTATTCCAATATACATTTGAATTCGAACCTTCAAATCAACCATTTGGTGATTGGGATATAGACTTACCATTTGTAGAGCCGGTAGTTAATACACAATATACCTTACAACTAAATACAGGATTAGATATTACAACTGCTTCTATAGAGGTAACAGATCCATTCCCAGGAGGTATTAATACAGTATTGGGAACATTAAACAATATGACAGGTAGTATATCTGGTAGTGTATCTGAGAGTTATTCTACTACTAATAACTATACTGCTATATCTAATACTACAAAATTATCTACCACATTAGTAGGAAATGTAACGTCATCAAATCAATATAGAATAACAGGTTCATTATTTGTAAATGATGTATTGGTAAGTGAACAAACACAAATAAAAGATTTTCCTCTATCATTTGATTTCAGCTATGTGGGAGATTTTAGATATGCAGATACTGCTGTAACAAGAGTAAATCTTGAAGAAATATTACCTATACCGGTAAACTCCAGATGTAACTTTGACCTAATGAGTGCTTCTATAGATGATGAAATACCAGTTGATCAGAGAAACCCAAATTTAAGATACTGGTATTATAAATTAAACGAACCTGTTGGTACTGGGTGGTTAACTAGGCTTGATACATTTCGTCCATTTGCTAATAACCCGGGAAATAATGGGTTCATACATAAAGTATATTACGGTAGAGGAGTAAGCTCTCCTGCTGCTTCTAATGTATTTAGTGCTGCAGTACCTAATGTAGGGGGGTATGTAAACATACAACAAGGGTGTACATTTGCTGTTGATAGAGATATAAATTCAAATTATTGGATTACTTCCGGAGCTCCAGCCGATTGTGGATACGGTGTTGACTGGCCAGGTGCTTTTCCTGAAGGTACTTCTTTGTGGGAGGATTTATCACCTAAGCCATATGATAACTACGTAATACCTTTAGAATGGAGTTTAGAAAGCCCTGCAGATGTTATTGCACAAACATCAACTGATTGGATTGAAGTAAACAGTATTACCTCTTCTTTTGAAAATGCTAAATTCTATTCAAGCTCTTTATGGGAAACTGCAGGATTAAGAGCAGGACAGCCAATCTTTTTAGCAAGACCAGGTGCATATGAATGGGGGTTCACAAGAGGTAATACTTCTTTAACACCGGGATGCCTTACCGGCTTAGCTACTTCTCCAGCTCCTGCTGAAAGAGAATATAACGATATAGACTATACTGCAGATTTATATGATATTGGAGGGGTTCACGTAACAGTACAAAGTAATTTCCCTATACCGTTTGGAGCATATCAATATGGTTCTAATGTCGTTATGGTTTCAAATACTCCTTCTATACGGGGAGTTGGTACTACAAATGTAAGTAGTTTAAGCTATTACGGAGCAGGAAGTAACTGGAGTGTAATAACACCTACTGCTTATTATACAGGATCTTATAATAGTTCAACCACCACTAGAAATAATCTTGCAGATCTTTGTGGGGATACAGTAACAACAGGAGCATTCTACCGTAAAGGGTTACAAGGAGAGAATGTATTTCCAGCAGATGAAGTATTTAGTGACCCAGCATTTAGTAATCCTCTTTCAGATGGATATTATAATGGAGGACCGGAACCAGCTTTACCAACCTTTAATAGGTTCTATAGAGTAATAGAAGGAAGAGTAGCATATGTATGGACAAGACCAATAGGTGATGGTTGTTGGCCAGCTTGTTAATAAATTAAAATAAATGATAAACGAATTATTACTTCGAGTAAAATACAATAGTACAACTCACGACTTATTAGTTGATAATGAAGTGCCATTACGTATTGATATGTCTGCTGTTGAGAATCAAGAGTTAGGTAAGTTCTTTAGTATAGGATCTCAAACATTTTCTCTACCAGGAAACAAACAAACTAACAGATTCTTTAATTATGCATATGACGTATCTACCGATACTATACCAGGATTCTATAATACATTAGACTGTTCGGTAATACTTAATGGAGAGACAGTCTTAGAAGGAGCTTTACAGCTTCTACAGGTCATTACAGATGATGAAGGATATGTTACTTATGAAGTTCAAGTAGTAGATAGAGTATTACAGTTTGAAGAAGCACTATCGTCTAAGCTAATTAAAAATGGAGATTGGTCTGCTTACACACACACACTTACTTCTCAATCTGTAGTAGATAGTTGGACTGGAGGATTATTAGGAGGTGCAGTATATTATCCAGTAGCTGATTATGGAAGATCTCAAGCAGAGAAAACATATGTACAGGCTCCTATAATGCAGTTAACTTCTTCTATACCAGAAATGGCTAATGGGTATATTGGTGATCCAAACTCTCCTATGACATTGAAACAGGTACTTCCGGCAGTAAGAGTTAAGGATACCTTAGACGTTATATTTGATCAAGTAGGATTTTCTTATACCGGTTCATTTGTAGAAACATATGATTTCAATAATCTATACATTCTAAATAAAACAAAAGAAGGATTAGGGGTAGTAGTAGAATCAGAAGCTACATCAGACTTTACTGCT